CATGATGCATCTGCAATATGCAGATAAAAACATACAGAATGAAATAGAATGGGCATATGATTTAATGCTCAAAAAGAAAGTTTTGGGTTCTCAAAGGGCTTTGCAGTTTGGTGGAGAGCCTATTCTAAAAAGAAACTCAAAAATATATAACTGTACAGCCTCTTATTGTGATAGGCTGAGATTTTTTCAAGAATGTTTTTGGTTATTATTGTGTGGTAGCGGCACAGGTTTTAGTGTACAAAAACACCATGTAGCCAAATTACCACAACTTTCTTTAAAACCCAAAGATGCTAATACAGGACTTAAGTATATTGTAGAAGATAGTATCGAAGGTTGGGCAGATGCACTCGGCGCCTTACTAAGTTCCTATTTTACCAAACCCTCCGAATCAAAATTTAAAAAATACCAAGATACATATATTATATTCGATTACTCTAATATAAGACCTAAGGGTTCGGATCTAAGCTCTGGTGTAGGTAAAGCACCGGGTTTTGAGCCGTTACAAAAGGGTCTCGAAAAAATTAGAATACTTTTAGACAAATGTGTTGCTAATGGTCAGAAAAAATTACGCCCTATTGATGCATACGACATTGTTATGCATAGTAGTGATGCTGTTTTGTCTGGTGGTGTTCGTAGAAGTGCTTCATTAGCACTATTTAGTCATGATGACGAAGAAATGGCCAAAGCCAAAACCGGTAATTGGTACATCGATAATCCGCAAAGAGCAAGAAGTAATAATTCAGCATTATTATTGAGAAACTCTACTGAATTAGAGCAGTTCACTAAACTTATGCAATGTGTGAAGGAGTATGGTGAACCAGGATTTATATGGGCGGATTCTACAGAAATGGTTTTTAATCCTTGCGTAGAAATTTCTCTTTGGCCCGTTAACGAAAAAACAGGAGAAAGTGGATGGCAAGGATGTAATCTTTCTACTATAAATTGTTCTTCTATTATTGATGAAAATGATTTTTATGAAAGATGCAAAGCAGCGGCGATCATAGGAACTTTACAAGCTGGATTTACTAAGTTAGAATATTTAGGTAAAAACAGTGAAGAAATTTTTGATAGGGAAGCACTATTGGGTGTTTCTATGACCGGTATCATGGAAAAACACGATCTTATTCTGACCGAAAAAGTACTAAAGACCGGTGCAAAAATTGCCGTAGAAATTAATAAAGAACTATCTAAAAAAATCGGCATAAATCAAGCAGCCAGAGTTACTTGTTTAAAGCCGGAAGGAACTAGTAGTAGTATGCTTGGTACATCATCTGGTATTCACCCACACCATGCCAAACGATATATACGCCACGTACAGGCCAATGTTTTAGAGGCACCATACCAACACTTTAAATCTTATAATCCACAGGCTTGTGAGCGTTCTGTTTGGTCAGCTAATAATACTGATGAGGTTATAAAATTTCCTATTGAGGTTCCAGACGGGTCAAAATTAAAAAATCAACTACCGGCAACGGAAATGTTGTCTATAGTCAAAGAAACTCAAAAAAATTGGGTACATTCTGGTAAAAATAGGTCTTTATGCACCCAAGATTATCTATGTCATAATGTAAGTAATACAGTAACTGTGAAACCAGAAGAATGGGAAGATGTAACTAGTTATATATATAATCACAGAAAATATTTCGCTGGTGTTAGTTTAATACCTCAGAGCGGAGACAAAGATTATCCCCAGGCTCCGTTTACTACAGTATATACTAGTAGAGAAATAGTAAAAGAATACGGAGATGCCGCATTGTGGTGTTCAGGATTAATAGAACTAGCTTTAGCTAGTTTCGATAGCGACCTATGGAAAGCCTGCGATTATGTATCAATGAATCAGGCTAAATCTTCGGACTCAGAAACCAAACTAGTTTTTATGACTAAAATGAAAAATTTTGCTGGTAAGTATTTCGATGGAGACATTAGAAGACTTACTTATTGTATGAAAGACGTATATAATTGGAAAATATATTGTGATTTGTTAAATACGTTTAAAAAAGTAGATTATACACAACTATTGGAAACAGAAGACAATACTACTGGAATAGAGGAAATTAGTTGTGCTGGCGGAGCATGTCTAATCTAATCTCTATTTTAGAAAGGGTTTCTTTTGAGAAAAAAAACAAAAAACAACAAAGAAAATATATTAGATTTAACTAATAAAATATCTCAAGATGATATTGTTTATTCATTTAAGAATAAATTAAAACCAAGAAGTAAAAACCAAACAGAATACATCAGAACAGCTGCCGAAAATATTATTACATTCTGTCAAGGAGTAGCTGGTAGTGGTAAAACACATATTGCTATCGGCATGGCTTTAGAATATCTACTAGATCATAAAGTAGAACGTATTATTATTACTAGACCCGTTGTAGAAGCAGGCGAAAAATTAGGATACTTACCCGGAACAGCAGAAGAAAAAATACATCCTTATCTATTACCTATATTAGACGAACTAAATTATTTTATTTCTATACCCGTATATACCAAATTAAAACTTTCTAATAGAATAGAAATTGTGCCTTTAGGACTAATGAGAGGGAGGAGTTTTCATAAATGTTTTATAGTTGCTGACGAGTGTCAAAATGCATCTTACGATCAACTGAAAATGTTGTTGACACGCATCGGTGTAGACAGTAAAATGATATTGACCGGCGATATAGCTCAATCTGATCTACAAAAACATCAAAGAGGTGGTTTTTCCGATATGATTAGGTTCTTAGATGGACTCAATAATCTCGGTTTTGTAAAATTGTCTGTATCGGATATTGTAAGAAATCCAATTATTGGAGATATTATTAATAGACTAGACTCATATGAACAATCATAAATCATGTTTAGTATTAAATGCTGACTATTCTCCTATAGGTATTATAGACTGGCAAAGAGCTATGGTTTGGTATTATCGTTATTATAATACCGATAATCCTAGTATTGATATTGTTGATTACCATGACGATGATTATATAACCGGTACAACAAATAGAAAGTTTAGACTACCGGCAGTTATAAAGACTACACGTTATTTTAGAATTAATAATTCACCAGTTAATTTTTCTAGAAAAAATCTTTTTATACGAGATAATTATACTTGTCAGTACTGTGGTCATGCTTACAGTATCAGCCAATTAACATACGATCATATTATACCCAAATCGCAATGGAAAAATAATTCATCTCCTACAACATGGACTAATATTGTAACAGCATGTAAAAAATGCAATGCAAAAAAGGCTAATAAAACACCAGCTCAAGCTAATATGCCATTAATAAGTAATGCTTATATTCCAAAAAAATCACCGAAATACTTGCCTTTATATAGCGAACTGCTTACTATATCACAGGATATCCCAAAACCATGGCTGAGTTATATATAGTAAAATGCCTGTTTATAGTTATAAGTGTAATCATTGCAATTATGGTTTCGAGCTTTTCTACTCTATAAAAGACTATGAAAAGTCTCCTAAATGTCCATCGTGCAATTCCACAGAAACGGATAGGCAATATATGTTGGATGTTTCGACCATCAGTTCGTGCGTTAAAAAGTCGGACACAGAATTAAAAACCATTGGAGATTTAGCAAATAGAAATAGAGACAGAATGTCCGATGATCAAAAATCTGCACTATATAATCGTCATAACGCATATAAGCAAACAGAGTCCGAAAAACAACTACCAACAGGAATGTCTAGAATAAAGAAAAAAGGCAAAAAAACAAACTGGAGAGATCTATAATGCATATATTTAGTAACAACGAAAATATCTTTTCTCAACAAACAGATATAGAAAGCGAATCGGTTTATTATACTTTGATAGGACAAGAAGATGGATTCGTAGAGACTTTTCCCATAAAAAATAAAGAAGATCATAATGTATATGCTAAAAAAGTAACCCGTAAAGATAGATCTACTAAATATCTAATCAGAATAGACGGTTCGGCTAAACTCATAAATCCTTTGTCTGTTACGGACGAACAGACAGGAGCCGATTTATTTGTTAATGATGTATGCAGAACAAATAAAAGATTTAAAGAGGTAAATCCTAAGGCTTTTGAATGGTACTTAAAATTTTTATCTAGCAAAAATATTGCATGGTTATACAATGCGGAAAGGGAGAGCTACTGATGACAAATACAGGCCATACCAATAAAACCAAACAATACGCTGTGCTTTGGTTAAATAGTCAAAATTTAGATATACCAACAATTTGTAAAGAATTAAATCTTTCAGAAAATACGGTATCAAAAATTTTAGAGAACTTTACTGTAAAACCGACAAATACTATTCAAACAACTTCGGAACCGGCAGTAGTTAAGCCTACATTACAAAATAATATGATAACCAGTAGTATGAGCGGTAGACAAAAAGTTGCTATTATGACAAAAGAAGCTTCCGCACTGGCAGAAGAACACAAAAAACACTATGGTAATAATCTGTCCAATAATAGTAAATCTTTTATATTCAAACCCAATTCGTGAAATATGATGAATAATTTAGAAGAAATAATTAATCAAAGCTTAACTGAAAAAGAACAAAAACTTTTTTATGATCTACAATCTAAAATAACAGCGGTTTTAGATAAGCAGATATCTAGCACAACACCAGAATTACCAAAAGTGCCGGATCCTTTAAATGCGGTTGAACAAAAACACGTTACTGACTATCATAGAGAAATACTTATCAGAGTTATCACAGAGATTACAACACTTAATGATTCAGGATATTTGGATAACATAGAAACAAGAGAAGAACACATGTATCATATTCCTGTTCCGTCTGGTTGTGATTATACAAAATCTCTGGATGAATTTTTTATTGTTTTTGATACAAACATTACTAATTGCGCAAAAATTATTACTAAAAATATAAAATGACATTTAGATATATATCTAGATACTCCAATAATAAAGAAGTATCACCAGCTCAGTATATTACCGAAATCATATGTGAGAAAAAAGCAAAAATAGATAAGTTAGATTTACATTATAAGTTTTGGATTAACAAAAGATGGGCAGCTTTTTTTCGTAATCAAATAGCAACAGCAAATAAATTACTCAAAACCTATTCGGCAAAAGCTATCATAAATGCTTTATTAAGCACCGAAGCACAAAAAATTTTTTCTTTGCGAGCGCCTCATCTGGTCGCTATCATAGAGAAAGAGGAGAGTAAACTAAAAACAGTCGTAGAAAACTTTACAAAAGAGATCGAACGTAAAGAGAAAACTTCTTTTAATAGATCAAACCCTAATAAATCCAATATACTTTCTAAACTAAGGGAAATAGATAATGAGTCTTAAAGAGGATGTAAAAAAAAGTTTCGGAAGCGATATTATACTATCAGCCACATCTATAGTAGATAGAGAATTAATCACGATCCCTGTTAGTCCAGCACTAGATATAGTGCTAAACGGAGGAATACCAGAAGGAAGTTTTGTTATATTCACTGGTCAACCAAAATGTGGAAAAACAACAACCTCATTAGACTTCGCCGCAACTGCTCAAAAACCAGAATATCAAGGAGATCTTAAAAAGCCTCGCCATGTGTATTACCTAAATATCGAGGGTAGATTAAAGAAGAGAGACCTAGAGGGAATATCCTCACTAGATCTAGAAAGATTCGATATCATAGGATCTCAACAAGGTAAAATTTTACACGCAGAAGAATATTTACAAATAGCTGAACGAATAATTAATGAAGAGCCAGGATCAATATTAATCATTGACTCGTATTCTGCTCTTTGTACCGAAGCCGAAATTACGAGCGATATGGATAAAATGCAACGAGCAGACGGAGCAAAACTACTTGCTAAATTTTGTCGTAAAGTAGGAAATGTTATACCAGTTAACAAAAACATAGTAATAGGTATCACTCACTTGATGGGTAACCCAGGATACGGAAATGTTGAATGGAAAGAAAAAAGCGGGCAAGCTATTGCATATCAGACAGACGTAAAACTTAAAGCCAAAATGTTTTCTCCGTGGAGAGTATCCGCAGACGGAGCACAAATAGGTCAAGAAGTAGAATGGCAAGTTTTGTGTTCAGCACTAGGTTCTCCAGGTGGAACCATCAAAAGCTATATACGATACGGACACGGAATAGACAAGGCGATGGAATTAGTTATGTTATGTATAGATTTAGGAATTATTTCCAAGGGTGGTGCATGGTATACTCTCACTTCTGTGGACGATAAACCTAAATTTCAAGGTACAGAAAAATTGAGACAATATGTAGTAGACAATCCGGAAGTATATAAGTCACTCACGGATAACCTATATTCAACAATGAACATATCATGCAACAAATCTTAGATCTAGACGGTAACTTACAACCTTGGCAACTAAGTGGCGGAATATCTCATGGAAAATTACTGACTAAATCAGATTTACATCTAAAGGCTAGAGACTTATTAAAAGAGTGTTTTCCTACCTTACAAATATTAGAAGAGGTTCCAATACCACTAAGAAAAACAGAAACCTTATATTTAGATTTTTATTTACCCTTGATTAGAAAATGTATAGAGGTTCACGGATCTCAACATTATAAATTTACTCCATTTTATCACACCAATCTTATGGGATTTGCAAAACACAAAAAGAGAGACCACGATAAACAAGAATGGTGTCATCAGAATAATATCATATATATAGAATTACCTTATAATGAAAGTATAGAAGAATGGAAAATTCGGCTGATATAAGTAATAAACCGTCCAAAGAAGAAGTCTCAGAGTGGGATCGTATTCTGGATGAGTACGAAAAATCAGTAGGATTGCCTCAATATAATCCGCAATCTTTACCAGAGAACGAACTCAATGAGTACTTGACAATGTCTAGGGATGTGTTAGAAAGAACAACAGCGGAGGACTGCGGCCAAATATCGTATCGTTTAGCACAGTTTGCTTTTCATATACAAAGAACACTAAATAGAGAATTAGCTAGATACAATTGGGCAGAAGAAACCATTAAAGAGGTAATAGCTGATGAGATCAACAATTATAAAGGTTATGGATATATAGAAAAATCCGCCCAGGCTATAAAACACAATCAAAAAGCCAATCAATTACAAAAAATTAAAAAATATGCCAAACAAAGATCAGACAGATTGACATATTTAGCTAGTTCTATTAAGAACTTATCGGATATCCTAATCTCTATACAAAGATCAAAAGGAATGAAACATGGATAATCTAAGTCCAGAACAAATAAAACAGATGATAATCATGTTGCAAGCAATGTTACCTAATGAACAAACACAAGAGGTAAAGCCAGACAATACGGATAATACTCAGAATACCACTATAAAGACTGTGCCAAATAGAACTATAAAAAAAGATCATTTTGTAAATAAATTCGATACAATGTCGGAAGCTCATTTTCACAAGAGTGACACAGATATCGATAAAGCATTATCGAAACACGCTCCAACACCAAGAATGAGAAAATACGAAGCTAGGGACGTTAAATGCAGAGTATGCGGTAAAGCAGAACAAGTTAATCCTGCTTTACTACCCGAAAGCGCAGACAGATATAAATGTAATGAATGCTCAAGGAGTTCAGGATGATATTGTGTGACACATCCGCTGAAAGAGCGGTTTTGGCTGGTATATGTAAATATGGAGATGTCGCCTATTTAGATGTGGCAGATCTTATACAGGAAACATCTTTTACTGTTGATAGCAACAAAATTATATACCAGTGTCTCAAAAAAATCATGGAAAGAGAACAAAAAATCTCCATAGATTTAGCAATTATTTTTTCTACAGCAGAGGAATTGGGACTAACACATATCCTCACAAAAAAAGAAGAAACACAACATCTAAAAGCTATTTTAGATTTTCCAGTAAATCACGATAACGTTCGCAAATTTGCAGCTAAAATTCGTAAACTTGAAATAGCAAGACTTTTAAGACAACAATTAGAAAATGCTCAAGATAAATTATTAGACATTACTGGTACAGAAACAATAGGTAATATTCTAGGCATAGCAGAAGACGCTATTTTTGACTTTTCTAACTTGCTATCAGATAGTGACAATGCTCCTATTAGTATAGGACATGATTTAGATGCTTATATAGATCAACTAATTAATAATCCCATAGATCAGGTTGGTATTCCGACCGGTTTTCCGGCGTACGATCAGGCGATCGGCGGAGGCTTACGTAAAAGTACAGTCAATGTTATAGCCGCTAGACCCAAAACTGGTAAAACTTTACTATCAGATAACATTGGTTTTTATATAGCTAATAAGCTAAAAATTCCAGTTCTTAATATGGATACCGAAATGACCAAAGAGGACCATATCAATAG